GTGTATAGCCAAAGATACGATACTGTGCTTTCTCACGTATAACAATAGAGCAGAAGTTAGATGTACTCTGAGCAAACTTATAAACGTCATCAGCTATTGGGTCAGAAGCAACTTCAAGTGAGAAGTCACCAATTCTGTCTGTAGCACCTAAGAGTCTAATACCATCAGGAGACATATACATAATGTCACCACCAACCTCTTGTATCGTATCAGGGTCTAAACAACCAATACCTTCTGTAATAGGGTTTAACTGGAAGTCAGCTAAAGTTGTACCAGAGAGACGTTGTATGTTGTTTCTACTAAATATGATAAGCTGATCACGGAAAGCAATAAGGCCAGTAATATCATGGCTTACATTTATAACACCACCACCATTAGCGGCACTAAAATCACCTGAATCTGAAGGTGCTGAGAAGTATAAGTTAGAACCCTTAGAGAAGAACACTGTAGTCTTAAACACTGCTACCTGTTCTGCACCCTGTAAGTCTGATAGAGAAGAGATAAACGATAGACTATTAGCTGTATCATTAAACAGCGCTGGGTAGTTAGAACCGTCTACCATTATAATGAAGTCACCTGCTCCAAAGTTATACTCAGCACTACGGATCTTACCGCCTAAGAGTGCTGCCTTACCTAGTGAAGACCAAGTACCACCAGAAGATCTATGGTATTCAGTTTTAGGTGTAGAAGCTCCATCACTTCTAGCCGCTATATACTCTCCAATGTTAGCTACTTTAACACCTAGTACACGGCCTGTTCCTGGTACAATGCTGTTTGTTGCTTTTATATAGCCTAATACTTTACTGTAACCGCCTGATCTAGCTGGTTCAAAGTTCTGCAGTATAGTAGCAGAACCAACAGCATTAGCACCCTGTTGTAGAGGGCTGAGATTAGAGATGAGGCCACCCTTAAACTCAATAGGAAATGTCTGCCAATTAGTAGCCATCAGTAATGAACTCGTCTATCTCTTAGGTATTCTGTACGGTTAATGTTTAAGGATCTCATACTTTTAATGCCGTCCTTAAACTTGCCTTGCGATAGCTGTGCAGATTGAGTGTCACCTCTAAATACATAAGCATAATACATAGCGCCATCTACTATTATATGTCTGTATGACTCTGGTATAGAAGCAACGTCTGATGCCTTCTCCATATCAACACCATTAGTGTAATACTCATATATTACTTCATAGGCTTTATCTGGGGATGGTACAAACAGTAATTCTCTACTTGGCGCACGTACAACATACTGTGGTACACTTCTTACATCTGAGCTAGAGTTATACTCTACATCTGCGTGTTTGTCAAGATATTCTTCATAATTCAACACTTTAAGACGTTTAGTATCTACGTTAAGAGTATCATCACGTTTTAACCTAAAGCTATTCATATTAATAGTCTTACTGTCGTAAGGCATACTGTAACGTACCTCACCTGCAGTTAGAACTTCTGTCTCTTCTGCGTGATTCCAAGGCCACTCAAATTCTTCTTGGTGTATATGTCTTATAGAAGCATTAACAGCATCTTTGGTAAGGTTGTAATAACCCTGTGCTGTAGCAAAGTTAGCTGTAGTCAGTTCTACTTCGTTAAGTCTTCTGTTAACATCATTAACTAACCCGATAAAGTCATAGGCCATTCTTATTTCTCCTTAACACGTACAAATACTGAACGCTCATATTGTAAGCCTTCTACTGTAGTGATTTTACATGTAACTTTGTATCTAACGTTATTAGTGCCAAGAGATAAACGTATTGTTGCTACGGTGAGTGTATTAGTCTTTTGTACCATCTGTAGATTATTAACAACTTCACCTGCATCTATCAGGGTCTTAGTACCGTCAGAGTCATCTATAAACCATGAAACACCTGATATAGTATCATCACCCAAAAAGCGTGACCAATCAATACTATAATCTAATACTTCGTCTTTATCTTTATCAGGCCATTTATATGACATTCGTATATTCCTTATGCTGCAATACGTACAACTCTATCTGTATTAGTCGCTTCAATTAGTACTGTTCTATTTCTTGGATCTGCAGGTATATTAATAGTATACCCCTGATTAGTTGGTGCTATAAATACAACACGTCTTCTGTCGAAGCTTGCTTTAAGACTTTCATAGTCAAACTGTTGTGTTGCTACAGTTAAGCTACCAGAGAATATGTTTAGTGGTACGCCTACTACTTCTAGTATAACCTGTGTAGATACATTAATTGTACCAATAGCTATGCTAGATGAAACACCTACAGGTAAAACAAGAGCCTTAGCTTGTATATTTGACCCTGTTCCTACAGTAGCTGTAAGCGCTGGGCTAGTGATGCTTGTGTTAGCATCTGCCAATACTGTAGTTGTACCTAGATTAGCCTGAGAGTCAACCCCTGAAGGTGCAACATTAGCATTTGCAACAACTATTGTAGTACCTAAAGAAGATGTAGCAGATGTAGACTCACTAAGTGTAACACTCTTGGCAGTGACGACTACAGAGCCGATGCTAATAGTGTTTGATGAACCTGTCAAGCTAAAGTTAGCATGACCTACAACATTAATACTTCCTGCACTACTTGTAGCAGGTACACTCTGTGCAATAAGACGTGTCTCTAGCGTTGTAGAGAAAGGTCCTGATGCAAAAGGAGAGATACCAAAGAACATGTTTTATCCTTATTCTGGTTTAGTAGGCCATGTTACTGAGTTAGGAAAACCAGATTGCTCTGGTAGGTTTAGCAAGTCAGTTCGGTACTGTGTCCACTCTGCTTGTTTAACATCTGTAAGTTCAGCCCAGCGCAGGGGATTAGTGACTATTGGGTCTACTTCTTCTGCTAACCTTTGGTTACGCTGTCTTCTAAGGCTTGCCGCTAGTTCTGCATCTAGCTCTTCTTGGGTAGGTGCTACATAAGCCTCAAAGTCTGAACCTATAAGTTCAAGCAATATGCTGTTGTCTACAGTATTATCTGTATCATCAGGGCTTAATGCATAAGGTATCCAATCAAACTCTGGATGGTTAATCTCTAGTTCAAATGCAGTATTCTCTGCGTTTAATGATTGTGCGTTACGCACTTCTGTTATTGTTACTGTTGGCATTAACGCCTCCTATTATTAAGATATTCTGACCCAGATGGTAGAGTTGAGCCATATTTCATTAGAATTAGAGCTACCGTTATAAGCCCCTGTGTCACCCATACACCGCCAAGTTCCACTTACAGAAGTGCTTCCATATCCGAAATTATTATATATCCCATTGTGGAAGGTGTTAGCAACTCGCAGATTGCTACCAGCAAGAGTATCGCCAAAATTATTTGTAGTACTCGATGGTCGCCAAAGTAGAGCATAAGTACCAACAGCACCTGCAGTTGTACTACCGCCAACACCTGTTAGGTTAGAGCCATCGCCGTAAAATCCATTAGATGCTGTAACACTACCAGCGACACTTAATCCTGACGGACTCCAAGTATTGGTTACATAGTTACCATCACTTTTAATTATTCGTAGATTTAAAACTTTATTAGTAGTGCTGGTTGTATTAGGACCAACGTGCCAATAGACATTAGTACCATCGTGAGTATTTATATACCCATGACCCATAAGTGCAGTGCTACTACCTGTTAAATTAGCACCATTAATGTTGAGAACACCTGTGTTATTTGTAATATGACTATTACTACCGTCATGGTAAATTGCTAAATCATTACCGCTCCCCAAGATAATTCTTTGGTTGTCTGCAAACTTTGCATAGCCGCCAAAGATAGCTGTACCAGCATCAGACATATCAAGAGTGAGGGCTGTTATGTTAGAACCGTCATCATTACCTTTAAAAAGTATGTCTTGGTTTGTAGTAGTGTTTACAATATTAAAATGAGAACCATCATTATAAATAGAAGTATCATCACCATCTCCTAAACGTAAAACTCTTCCGTCATTTAAACTAATGTCGTTATTAAAGTTAGCACGACCACCACTAGACATATCAAGGGTGAGGGCGTTAATACCAGTTCCACCATCGTTACCTCTAAATATTATATCCTTATCTTGAATTATAGAGTTTATTCTTAAGTCGCTATTTTCATTTTGAATAGTACCATAGTGTGTACCTCCGTCTTTTAGATTTATATTTCCACCATTATCTGCATCAAGATTAATAATTCCTGACGCATCTAGTATTAGGTCGCCCGATAAAGATAGTAAAGAAACTTTATCAGCGTCAGTCGTTATTGAACCCACATGATTAGAGCCATTTCTAAATTTCATCATGTTACGACCTGTTCCAGCCGCTCGTCTAATTTGTATTTCTCCGTCTGCGCCTATGTAAGCTGTATTATCACCAGCACCAAGAGACGTTGATGGGTTAGCTCCTATTACAACATTACCTGATGAGTTGATGCGCATA